AATAAAACCAAAGCTCTGCAAGATGAAATTAAGGACTTACAAGGAGACCGACAACGCCTAACTAAAGAAAAGGCAGAACAGGAACTTCTTAGACTACATCCTGATTTTATGCAGATTAAAGCAGATGCAGATTTTATTACTTGGTTAGAGGACCAACCACCTTCTATAGCAGATGGAGTTACTAAAAATAACACTGACGCTAAATGGGCTGCTAGAGTTATAGATTTATATAAAGCCGATAAAGGTATTTCTCGTACATCAAAAAAGCAAGCCACTAATACTGCTGCTGACTTTGTTCCTACTAAAAAGAAGTCGGAACCAGCCAAAGGCAAGAAAGAGTGGAGTGCTGAGGAAATCAGACGGATGAAACCTCACGAATTTGAAAAGTACGAAAAGGAAATCGACTTAGCAAGAAGAGAGGGTAGAATCCGTTAATTTATTAACTTTAACTATAAGGGGATTCAATTATGGCTATCTCAACTGCCGCAGGATATACCAACCTGCCTTCAGGTAATTTCTTACCTGAAATCTATAGTCAAAAAGTTCTTAAATTCTTCCGAAAAGCTTCAGTTGTTGAGGATATTACCAACACTGACTACTTCGGAGAAATAGAAAATTTTGGCGACACTGTTAGAATCATAAAAGAACCCACTATCACAGTTTCTGCATATACTAGAGGTTCCTCTGTAAATACTCAAGACTTAGCTGACGATGAAATTCAATTAACAGTCGATAAAGCTAATGCATTTGCTTTTAAAGTAGATGACATTGAGGAAAGACAAGGACACATCAACTTTGAAACTCTAGCTACATCAGCAGGTGCCTACACACTTAAAGACACCTACGATAGTGAAGTTCTATCTAACATTCAATCACAAGTCACATCAGGCAATACGTATGGTGCTGACCACGCAACAAACTCAATCGATACTGGTTTCGACACCGATGAAGTTGATCCTGTAAACGTACTTGCTCGTCTAGGCAGACTTTTAGACGATGGTAACGTTCCTACAGACAACAGATGGGCAGTAGCTGCTCCAAGATTCTTTGAAGAGCTACAGCAAACTAGTTCTAAACTACTTGATGCTAACTTCCTACAAGAAGGAAGCAAATCTCAAGTTAGAAATGGTTTAGTTGTTCCACAACTAGTAAATGGCTTTAGACTTTATAAGTCTAACAACATGCCTGCTGCTAGTACTTCTGACGTGCATATTGTTCTAGCTGGACACCAAGGCGGTGTTGCAACAGCTTCACAAATTGCAAAAACAGAAGTAGTGAGAGACACAGAATCTTTTGCTGATATTGTTCGTGGTCTTCATGTTTATGGTAGGAAAGTTCTTAGAACTGAATCCATAGCTCAAGCCTACGTTAAATTAGATTAAGGGGGAAGATAAATGGCTACTTTAACACAAACTGGTGCTGGAACTGGACAAGGGCACGCCTCATCTGGAGGAGTACCTAAAGTTTACGCACAATCAACTGTTATTGATGGCACATCTACTGCTTTAACTAGTGGAGATGTCTATCAAGCAATTAACGTACCAGCTAATTCTGTTGTACTAAGTGCAGGGATCGATGTGATCACTGCAGGTACTGGAACTGGTACTTTGGCATTAGGCGATGGCACAGTAACTTATGTTGCTGCTGCTACTCAATCTGCAGGTCAAATGACTTCAGGTGATGCTCTTGCTGAACTTGCTGTTACTTATGCTGCAGCAGATACATTAGATGTAACTGTTGCTACTGCTAATGTTAACTCTAAAGTCCGAGTATGGGCTATTTTAGTTGACATTGATGGTCAAGGTGACACTGAGTCTGGCGATACATATGCCTAGATAATGTCTTTGGTGGGGGGTATTAGGTACCCCCTGCCTTTTACACAAGGAAAAATTATGAAGAATTTATTTTTAGTTTTTATAGTTTCTGTTTTTCTAGTAGGATGTGGTAGTTCAAGAATTATGTTGAACGCTGATATTCCAGAATCACAAGCTATAACTATCGAAATTTCTACTCAAGATAACGAAACAGTAGAATAGTGATTAAAACAGTAGGAATAGAATTACTCAAAATAAGCCTATGTATTTTCATGGTGCTTTTTTTGTATTTAGGGATAGCTTCTTTTAAGCTACAAGAATACACAGTTTTTCTAAGCCTATTACCTATTAATGTTGCGATAGGGTGGTTTATATACCATAGATTAAAACATGGCTGAGTCAACTTTTATCTCAGCAGCAGCAACACCAGGAAATACAAGCAGGACAGATGTATATACTTGTCCTAGCAATTTTAAAGGGATTGTAAGATTTATAAACGTAGGCAATGTAGACGCATCAGGAAGAACAGCAATGTTAGAATGGTACGACTCTTCAGCTACTACCTACTACCCTATTACAGGTTCTAAGTCTATAGACGGAGAAGGGTATATAAGTCTAACAGATATGTTTCTAGTATTAGAAGCAGGTGACAAAGTAACAGTCACAGCAGGAACAGCAAGCACAGTAACAGCAATAGCAGGTGTAGAGCTGATATACAATCCTCTAACAACATAGGCAAAACATGGCTACATTTCTTACACTAGTAAATAACGTATTAACAGAATTAAATGAACCTACACTAGCTACATCCGCAGATTTAAGTTCTGCGTCAACTACAGTAGGAATACAAACAACAGTAAAAGAAAATGTAAATAAATCTATAAGAGATATAGCTACTTCAGAAGTAGAGTGGTCTTATTTATATGCTTCAGGTACACAGGCTTTAACTGCTGGTATACAAGAGTATACAGTTACCACAGCAGCTTCTACAATAGACTGGGATAGTTTTGTTTTAGTACCTACAGAATTAACAACCAATGGTGAATTTACAAGTAACATAACTAATTGGACTGCATCTAATTCAGGCACTGGAAGTGCTACATACTCTTCAGGTGCATTATCTTTAGCAGCAGGCACAGGCACTAGTGCTGTATACCAAGAGCTTTCTTTAACTAGAGGCAGAACATATATGGTTTCATTTGCTATGAAAAATGCTTCTACTTCAGGCACAGCAATAAGTCCTAGTTTAGCAGTCTCAGTAGGAACAAGTGCTTTAGCTACAGATGTGTCTACAGGCACATATACTTCTGCAGGAGGATCAAACGATGAAGGTGATCTTAGCTATCACAGCTTTACATTTGAAGCTTCTGCTACAGCACATTATTTAACAATTAAAAACGAAACTGCATCATCTACAGTACTAGTAGATAATGTTAGTGTAAAAGAAGATGTTCATCCTAAGTCATTAAGATATTTAAATGAGGATGAATGGAGAGAAAGAATAGTTGGAACAGATAAAAATCAAAACCCTGACCACTTTGCAGAACCACAGTATGTATATAGAACTGTTGCTTCTACTTCAGCACTTACGTTTGGGGTCTCACCTGTTCCAGATAAAAGCTCTTATACTGTGGAGTTTGATTATTATACTTCCCCAACAGACCTATCTGCGTCAAGTGATACGCCTAGTATACCGACTCGTTACCACGATCTGATAGTTAAGAGAGCTGCTTATTACACATTACTTACTCGATCTGATCCACAGTTAGCTCAAATATTTTTACAGGAATATAGTTTTGGTTTACAACGAATGAGAACAGATTTGATAAATCGTAAAAATTATATGTTTGCAGTCTAATGGCAGATATGTTGAACCCATATGTAGTTGACCTAGTAGGAGGTCTTGTATTGAACAAGTCTATGTTTGAAATGCAACCAGGAGAAGCTTTAGAATTAACAAACTTTGAACCAGATATAGGTGGTGGTTACAGAAGAATAAACGGCTTTGCTAAATTTAATAGTAACGAAGTAACTTCAGGAACAACTACAGGTGCAATACTTATGTCTGCTATCTATAAAGATAAAGTTATAGCAGCTAGAGGTACAGAAGTATTTAAGTTAGGTAGTAGTGGTGCTGTAAGTTCTGTAGATACAGGCAGAACTAGTGCAGGCAGATACGATTTTGATATTTACAATATGGATGGAACAGAAAGAATAATATGGGCTGACGGAGCTAATAACGCTTCTCATTATGATAATAGTTCAGTAACGGATGTAACTGCGACTGGTGCTCCAGCTAATCCTAAATATGTAAAAATATTTAAAAACCATGCTTTCTATGCTGGTGCGTCTGCGGCACCTCAAAAATTAATATTTTCTGCTCCTTACAACGTAGGAGATTTTACACCTGCTAATGGTGCAGGCTCTATATCAGTAACTAGCGATATAGTAGGTTTAAAAGTATTTAGAGAACAGTTATATGTCTTTTGTGAAAATGCTATATTTAGAATAGTAGGAAATAGTGTTGCAGATTTTCAAATGCAACCAGTAACAACTAATGTAGGCTGTATTGCCCCACAAAGTATACAAGAGGTAGGCGGTGATATTATTTTCCTATCTGCAGATGGTTTAAGAACAGTTGCAGGTACAGAAAAAATTGGTGATGTAGAATTAGGAGTGATATCTAGACCAGTACAAAGAAGATTTACAGAATTAAATTATACTGATGCAGCAGACACTATAACATCCGTAGTTATAAGAGCAAAAACACAATATAGAATATTCTTTTCTAATTCATCTGCTGAAACAGAAAGTAAAGGTGTTATAGCTGTATGGAGAGGCGATAGATGGGAGTTTTCAGAAATAAAAGGAATAAAACCTAATTGTGCTGATAGTGGTTACATATCTAATGTAGAGACTACTGTACATGGAGGGTATGATGGGTACATATATAAACAAGAAACAGGAAGTACATTTACTAACGCTGGTAATTCTACAATAACGATAAAAGGAAGATATAAATCAGCACACTGGACTATGGGAGACCCAGGTATTAGAAAAAGATTTCATAGAGCAATATTAAATTACAGACCTGAAGGAAGTTTAAGCACAAATTTAGGTTTAGAATATGACTATGGCTCAGATGATGTATTAAATCCTAATAGTATTGCTATATCAGGAGCACAAGAAGGAGCTGCTGTATATGGTAGCTCAGTATATGGAACAGCAGAATACGGAGGAGCAGAATTTGTATTAGTAAGACAGCCTATAGTAGGTTCTGGTTTTGCAGTAGCACTACAATTTACCGATTCCGCAGGAACCCAATGCAGTCCATATTCATTAAAAGGATTTAGTTTAGAATTTGCAGCAGCAGGTAGGAGATAAAAAATGGCAGGTTATTCAGCAAGACAATCGAGTTTTACTACAGGAGATACGATTGAAGCAGCCGATAGTAATGATGAATTTAATCAGATATTAGCAGCTTTTCATGTATCTACTGGGCATACCCATGATGGTACTACAGCAGGCGATGGTGGACCCCTTTCAACACTATATAGCAATGCTATCAGTATGGGTACAGGTGCAGATACAGATATTGTATTAACATTTAATGCTAACACTAGTGATGGTGTTATTACTTGGATGGAAGATGAAGATTACTTTAAATTTTCTGATGACATACTAGTTAATAGTACAGAAAAATTACAATTTAGAGATACAGCAATATATCTATATTCTAGTGCTGATGGACAATTAGATTTAGTTGCTGATACAGAAATACAAATAGCTGCTACTACTGTAGACATAAATGGTAACGTAGATATATCAGGTTCACTTACTTTAGGCGGAACTGCTATAACTTCTACTGCAGCAGAACTAAATATTATGGATGGTGGAACTTCTGCTACTAGTACTACTGTGGCTGATGCTGATAGAGTAGTATATAATGATGCAGGAACTATGAAACAAGTTGCTGTTACTGATTTAGATACTTATATTTCTGCTACATCAAAAACTTTAACAAACAAAACACTTACAAGTCCTGTATTAAACACAGGTGTTTCAGGTACGGCTGTAGCAGATGAAGATGATATGTCTTCTAACTCAGCTACTAAACTTGCTACACAACAATCTATTAAAGCATATGTTGATGCTCAAATTACTGCAGAAGATTTAGATGTTACTACTGACAGTGGCACTATAGCTATTGATTTAGATTCTGAAACCCTAACTATAGCAGGTGGTACAGGTTTAGATTCTAGTGCTACTTCTAATACAGTAACTTTAGCAATAGATAGTACTGTAGCTACACTTACAGGCTCACAAACATTAACAAACAAAACTCTTACTAGTCCAGTTTTAAATACTGGAGTATCTGGTACTGCTATATTAGATGAAGATAACCTAGCTTCTGATTCTGCTACTCAACTAGCTACACAACAATCTATTAAAGCTTATGTTGATGCAGTATCTACTGGTATTACTACATTTGTAATGGAAGATGATGACGGCACAGAAGTTACTATATCAAACAACAAAGAAATTAAATATATAGGTTC